GAATCAAACTGGCTCTCACCGAAAGGTGTAAACTAAAGTAAGGCTAGGCAAAGGACGACCTCTGGCCGAGTGATTCATAAAAGCATACGAACGGCTCCATACGAGAAAGCATCGTGTATTTTTAGCAGTATCCCATTATGTGGGATCTGCTATGCACCGAACTCACCACCAAGTAAGCATTGTATAACTTATAGCAAAGATGCCATTACTTCTGATTTAGGAATGTCACATTTATCAATGTGACGAACTTTATCACCGATATTTGATAGCCTATCTTTGATGTTAAGAATATCAGCTTCTTTTTTTAACACATTATCTGAGATGAATTCCTCTGATATAAACTTGTGAATAGCGGCAGCGCAATTTTCTTGACTAGCATAAAAAAGAAAGCATGGACGATCAGTTATCATATTTAGCTCACCTTGATACGCAATAGCGTCAGATGGAGTGAATCCAAGGTTAACTACATCGTAATCAGACATCCATCCACCACCAGCGGCGTGAAGACCGCACCAGCGCAAATAACGAGCTACTAGCTGTGGATAATATGATCGCAAGTTATCTGGAAGTGTATGCAGAACTTTCCCTAGTTTTGACACAAGTTTAGTGTGAAGATTAGATGCTCCAACGTGAGACTTGTTTAGCATCACACAATCCCACCCGCTTTTCTCCCATGATGTCTTCCACCAGTTAGCACAGGCGAATTGTTCCACCTGTGGCAATGTCTGTATACTTTCGTAGTATGAGTAAACTTTAGTTTTCATAATAGATATTTTTATGTTTATTCACAAACTTTAGTATGCTTTACTTCCAACATGGAAGACAGGGGTTCCGAGATCAACGTGCGGTTGATGTCCAGCTTGTTTTGCTCTCTTGCAAAATGAAACATCTTCGCCTGTTTGAGAATTAATAGGGCTGAAGTAATCGAATGCTGATGGAATAGATCCATTACTTTGCGTCGATAGCTCAGGGAATTTTTCTTTAATGTCATTGAATACCTTTCTATGTATTAATAGACACCCTGCACCAACCCAATCAACTGGGGTGATTACATCAGTATATGTTTTTACTTTATTTTCAAGAGATTTATCGGAAACCATTAGTGGCGCACCTTCCTGTCTGCCAAAATAAGCACCTCCAACAAGGGTTTTGCCGCTGCCTATCAAGCGATGAATAATATGCCTTTGTAGGGGCAAATCATTCAATTTACGAGCCGCTCCCACTATTGATCTCATCCATTCTGGTCTTCCAATAGAAGGGATGATATCGTCATCAATCATCAACATCCATTTTGCATCAGTTTCTAAAAACTTTTGAACAAGTTTATTTCTTGCATTATGAACTGTTGCCTCACCGATTGACATATCAAAACGGATCTTATCACGCCCGAAGTCAAGGGCCATTGAAATCATTGTAAATGCCGTTACAGGATTAGTTGTTTTGTAGCATGGGAAACCAACAAAGATGTCACGTCCTGCAAACTCACAACGATACGATGGAAGCCCATCACTTGAACGAGACTCTACAATAGGTTGCTCATATGGCAATGTTTTGTTTAGTTCTTGTGTTTGAACTTCCTCTACAATGGGAATTTCAGGTGTTTTGTCGGAAATATGTATACTTTTTTCCGTCAAAACTTGTTCTTCAGATTTTTTGAAAGGAATACTGCTGTCTTTTTCTTTCAAAACTGGGATTTCAATGTTTTCAAGAGGTTTTTCCTCTTCAACTTTGACATTTTCCTCAACTTTTGGAGTTTTTACCTCAAATTTGACTTTTTCCTCAACTTTTGGCTTGCGTCCCGGCTTTTTAGCAACTCGACTTTGATTTACAGGGGGAATTACCTGTCCCGGCCTTGCAAATGGATCAGCAGACTCCAATGCGTTCATCGTGATTCTCTCATCTGGCGATACTTTAGGTGTTATAGACATATATAGCTATTTATAAAGAGTTTTGTGTATAAGTTAGTAACTTTTATAGTCCAGCTTCATCCAAACCAAGGTCAATTGCATCAGCGGCATTCATTTTAATGCGGTCATGCATGGAACTTGGCTTGTTGCTTGTTGGAGTATTGATTGATTGCTTAGGAATCTTTGATGACCCCTTTAGTTTATTGTTCTCAGTAGTCAATTGACTGATCTGTTGCATCAATGCGTTCTTCTGCGCTTGTTCAGTGCGAAGTTGCTCTGTTAGCACATGGGAGAATACGGCAGATGCAGCTACATTTGCCCGTTCTTGAGCGGTTGTAGGCCACAATGCGGACTCAAACTTTTGAGCAAGCCCAGAAACTGTCTCATTGTGTTTCTGAATCTGTGCAATTTGCTCAGGAGTTGCATTAGGTGCTGGTTCAGCATACCTAGCCCATGGGAGTTCTTTTGTGATCTCGTCAATGGTCTTGTCGATTTCTTGAATCTCATTACCATACCATTCTTTATTTGCTGTCTCACGTTGAACAAGAATCTCGTCAGCGTGTTCAGCAGCATTAGCAATCTCAGCTTCTTGCTTCTCTTGAAGATCAGATACATCAACAAGACCTCGCTTTAGACGCTCAGAGTCTGTTAATGGCAGCTTTGAAAACGCATCTTGTCTCCAAAAATCATCTGCCACTTTTGTTGGGCCTCCAGCAGCCTCAATTGACTTGATTACTTCGTCACCCGCGCCATGTTTGCGGAGGATGCTATAGACGCTTTCTTTGGCGTTTTGGATCGGCTCAACGTATTTACTTTTGAACTCTGGATCGTTTTTGATGTCGAAGATTGCACGGAACTTTTTAAGTTCGTCGTAGTCTTGCGGAGCTTCAACTCTTTTGCTTTCAGCTTCGAGGAGACGTTGACGCAGAATTTCGGCTTCAGCGGCTTGCTGTTTGTATGTTGATGCGGTTTCTTGGAGTTTTCGCCAGTTGCTTTGATTTTTTTCCGAGAGATTACGAGGCTGTTCGATAGCGGCGATTTCGGGATCGATTTCAACTTTAGGTTCTTGAACAACTGCGGTGGGTGTTGCAGTTTCTGCGACAGGCGTTGGCTCAACAGGTGTTGGAGCGACAGGCTCGTCCAGAATGCCATCTGGTTCCTGTGTGGATTCCTCCACTTGAGGTTGAATCGTTTCAGTAGTTTCTCCGATAGCTTCATCAAGGAGTGAATCAATTTGTGAGGATGTATCTTCATCTATTGGGTCTGAGTTGAGGCTAGGATTACCAAAGCCTGTTACGTCTGGTTCTACTACGTTGTCGTCTGTGTCTGTCATATTTTTATATTTTTATTGTGATTATCTATTTTTACTATTCAGTAAAATTACTTTGCTGATTTTCTGCCTATGCACTTCCATTTTCTGCGACTTAAATTATTTGGACTATTGGGATCTGATTTCCAGTCTCCTTTAATTCCAGCGGAACGAGCGCAGTAAGCGTCTCCCTTAGCTGTGCCGGGGCGAATTCGATCCCCTCCATCTTTAGCCTTTCCAGCCTGTCCAAATTTAACAGTTTTTGTCCTTCCTGTTTCTGGATTTTTTACTACTTTAGAAAATCTCTTTTCCATTATTTTTTCTTTGCAGTTTTAGCTGATTCTTTAAATGCTTTAGCAGTTGGTGCGCCTTTAGCTCCAACCTTCCTCATTTTTTCCTTGCTGCCAGCAGCGATTCTTTCGCGTTTAGCGTTAATATTTGCGTATAGACCTTGTTGTTTTGTTCTCATTTATTTTTACATTGATGTGAAATTTCCCACTGATGCGTCTTGGTTTTCTTCGTCCATAGAAGACAAGTCTCGCAGTTCGCGAATAGCGAATTCAAAGCCCTCCTTGAACTTCGCTTGAAGAGCAACTTCCTCAATAGTCCTGCCGTCACACAATGGAATGCGTGATCGATAATATTCTATTAATTTATTGCTAGATTTTATTAAATATTCACGTAAGGCAACGCTGTCTGCACTAGTCCATTTCATAATATTATTTATTTATTTATTGTTTACTTATTTTAAACCTTCGTCAATAGCTTCGTAAGAAGATACTGGCCTTGCAACATTCCTGTTGTAATTTGGATCAAGCATTTCTTTAACAAGTTGCTTTCCACCTCTAAGATAATGACCAAGAGATTCATCAGCCATTCCACTCATGCCTTGTTTGTTAAGTTGATCAATTGTTGCTTGTTCGTTATCAGGAGTAACTGGTTTTCTTGGAGCAGATCCACCAATCATTTCATTAACAAGTTTTTTTCCTCCGCGAATATATCCGCCAAGAGATTCATCTGGTGAACCGCTCATGCCTTGTTTATTAAGTTGATCGTATGCTTGCGCTTCCGTTGGTTTTGATTGTGTGTTTGCTCCGCCCATAATATTACACTGCTGTTGGTTTAATGTTTTCTTCTAATCCTGCATTTATTGCATCGTATGAAGACATTGGTTTAGTTTCATTTTTCACAAATTCTGGAATCACTTTTTTCACATACTGATAATTTTTATAATCAGAATCAGATGGTGATGTATGCAAATCTAAAATCTTCCTTAATCCACGTCTTGTATCTGGAGAAAAGTTTTGAAATCTTTCATCATCTGGAACAACTTTTTGCTGTTCTATAAAATCAGTTAGTGTTTCTGGAGTGAATCGTTTTCCATATAAATAAAATGCTTCTCTTTGGATTCGTCCCAATTGATTTGCCAACTCAGAGGGTCTATCCATGTGTGTTGGGCCTTTTTTTACATTTTCTCCTATTGCTGAATGATGCCCAACTTCATGTTCAAGGATTCCAATGAAATCACTTATATGATTTTCAACTGATTCTTCTAAATCTTGTTTTTTGTAAAAATTTTCATACAAAAATTTATTAAAACTTTTTACATCTTCTGGGTCAGATGATTTTTCTAAATCAAGAATTTCTTTGTTAAAAAATGCCATTGTTTGTGGATCTACAATTAAAACATCTTTATCTTTTCTGCTATATGATGATTTGCGATAATTGCTTGAAGAAACTGGAATTTTTTCTCCAATTTTTTCATAATCCATTTTCATGATTAAATCATTTGGAATAAAAGGAGAATGCAAAGCATTTGCATTATTTTCTAAAGAAGACGTTTTTGCTTTTTCAATTTCAGATTTCAGTGTCTCTTCTCCACCATAATACGGAGCAATCATATCACTTAAAGAAACATTTTGTTTCATACCGCCTCCCATTAACAAATCAACATATGGTCTGGCTAATTCTGGATTTTTAGCAAGATTGTCATCACCTAACGCTTGTGGCGTTTTCTTTTCTGTTACCCAATTTCCTTTTACTGTATTAGCTCCACCCATGTTACGCTGCTGTTGGTGGTTTAGGTGGGTTAGCAACCTCATTAATTGCCCCCATTTGGGTTGGTGATGCTGCCTCTGTCATTTCAGCAACATTCCTAGATTGAGCTGCGGATTGTCTTCCTCCACCACGTTGCGGTGGCATTGCTGCCGCTGGTTGTAGCTCTTGAGGTGGAGGTGTGTTATGACCTGCTGTAAGATGTGCAAACGCTTGTTTAGCCGATTGCTCGTATTTAGCAACGTCAGTTCCTTTAGCTTTAGCTTGCTGAACGTGCATCATAAAGTGACGCAATGCTTGCATAAATGGTTGAACCATCTCAGGTGGCAATGCGCCAGCAGGAGCTTGCTCAATCAATGGCATTAGCTTCTGAGACATGACATCCAAGTGAACGATGTCGTTATCCCTTGGAGAAACAGGAATCTCTTGACCTGCAATGATGGATTGCAACTCAACAATCTGTTGGCGTGTAGCTTCAATAGCTAATGTTTCAACTTGATCTTTTGGCAAGATAACTTGATTTGCAATACTCTCACCCAACTTCCGAGACCAATCAAGTTTCAATAACTCGTCTTGGTTTACATTAGGATTGCCAGTATAGCGTTGCACCATCATATCCAACATGGCGTTGTCCTGCGCTTGAGTGTCGGGGAGTAGCTCTTCGGCAGGGCTATACGCCATGAGGAGGATGTCACTTGGGGGAAGATTACGCTCCATCATGTTAAGGCAGCAACTAATTGCCTCCTCATCGAGATGCTCTGGAATTTCAAAAGGAACTAGGAATGATGGAAGATCCATCACGGAACGATCAAAAGCATCGACAACTTCACGTCTAGCCCAGACTGCGTTAGGAACCATTTGCCGTGCGATATCAAGACGTGTCTTGAGTTCAGAAGCGGACTTAACGTGTTCTGGATGGCAGATACCACGTTGCATACGTTCAACGCATTTTGAGTATTGTTTCGTCCAACGCATCAAGATGCCTTCGCGGAGTTGGTTCTCAATAGCAGCAACACGATTAACTTCAGATGCAGTTGCGCGACCTTGCTTTTCTCCGATAGCTTGACCGGGTAAGAACGTGCCAACTTGGATTTCAGCTAGTCCACTAATGAACTGATCTAAACGTAAGAAATCATCAACGTCAGCAGGAAGGTTCTGTGGAATTACATCATATCCTTCAGCGATATAGCAGATAGGATGATGAACAGTAAGTGGTGCTGCTCCAGCCTTGGCATTCGGCCCTTTCTTTAGCAACAACATTCCCTTGAGATATACGTTATCAACAACAAGGTTACGAGCTTTATCAACAGCGATATGCGTATTGTATAGATCACGTCCAGCACCACGGGAACCCATCAGATTTCCATTGCCAATTTCAATAGCAAACAACGACAAGCATTCGCTCATTTTATTGTAACGATCAATCTGTGTGCAAATCTCGTCACCACTCTTATCGTCAAATACGAATCGGCTAATCTTGCCATGTGGCTCACGAATAAGCAACTCACCTAGCTCAACATATTTTGCGTCATTCTCATAGCTTGCTCCATAACTACCTTCACGAATCCAGTCTTCATAACGACGAGCGTCATCATCAGAATCAAGCGTTCGACCTGCTGGAGTAGCATTATTAATAGACTTAACTAGATTCTTAATATGCCAACCAGCCATTGCAGACATAACTGGATCTTCCAATATAGGAAGCAATTCAGCAATTTGATACCTGCGTTTTCTTGCCCAGATTGGGGTTCCTTCAACTTCCTGCGGTGTCTCAATAGAAAAGAAAGTGTAGTCTTGTCTTAGGAACTCTGGCTTCCAATCACGAAGATCATCCCAACAAACGCCACAAAAACCAAAAGTAGTGTTCTCATGTACAACTTGTGACAATAAATCATCATGTCCAGACCATCCGCGAATTGTTTTAGTAATCTCTTCTCGAAATATTTCAGTTTTATTTTCAGCGTCTACTCCTTCGACTGGATATTTTGAGAAAGTGAGACTTGCAGCCTGTTCGATGACTTGCCTAAAAGGAGGTTGAATTCGGCTAACCATCGTGGAAAGAAAACCAGTAGGACGATTAGAACGCCAATTTTGGCCCATGCTTTCCAGCTTTTTAGCACTATATGGAGGCTCATTGTTTAATTTCTTCTGAATGAGTTGGTTCTTCTTGTTCCTCTCGATATTCTGCTGTTTAAGCCTGCGATATGCAGAGTACGCTTGAGCGGCATCTTTAAAAGTCCGCTTAACCTGCAAAGTATCTTTATTAACAGTATCGGAATTATTGCCAGCAGTAGGATCAATAACATCAAGATCGAGGATACGAGGCTTATCGTGTGAATTAGTAATCCTTGGAGATTTATTCGCATAACTATCAGTAACGAATGCAGGAAGTGGTTTAAGAACGTCTGCCATAATTTATTTTATATTCATCCAGCAATAATCTGGAATGGAGGTTGCTTTAGAAAGTTTATTCTTGTCAAAGAAAATTGCACTACGGTTATCATGTCGCATTATACTACATCCACCTAATTTAGTTGACGATTTTGTGTCTCTACCATTGCGAACACTTGCGCTGATTCTATCTGCTGATGAAATACAAGAGGAACATCCGCCACGCCAGTTTTTATTGTATTGACAACCTTTGCAAATTTTTGCTCGTTCCTCTGCAAGTTCATTCGATACTAGGTTATTTGCAGTTTTTGAATTAAGCAAATTCCTTGCCCAAGTTGTAATATCATTCAGCAACGATTGCTGTGCAGATTCAGGATGCACACTTGTTACAACAACCATGTCAACTCCATGACAGAAATTAGGCCAGTTAGAGCAAATGTAACTATTAATGTCACCTTCAACGTCACCAACAGGAAAATGATTCTCTGCTCTATAGTTTTCTACAACTTTAAGCAAGTCTTCATACGAATGTGCTGTCAACTTTGCGTCTGAATCAAAGTAGTGCCAACCGCCGGGCGGTATCATTCCAAGAATAACTTTTGCCATGAGTTCGATTCTAATATGTTAAAATGTTAAGGTTTGCAAGCGTTTTTTGCAGTTTTTATGCGAAAATTACTCAGAAAAGTCAATATATTCAATTTTATCAACAATACTCTTCATTCCGCGATCCATTAACATTGGCATCTTTTTCTTGTCATCAACCATGGTTGCAATAGCTCCACCACGCTGCCGCATCAAAAACACTAGCAATGATAACGAATCCAAGGCATCTGGAGAATTTTGCCTAGTGCGTTTAACATAATCTTTTTTACTTTCCACGCGAACCATGCCTTTACCCTTTTGCATATAGCGTCTTCCAGTAGCTTGCCGAACTAGAGCATCGTTGCGGAACCCCGGTGATATTTTTAGATACTCAAACTCCAAATACTTTGCCACTCCAAAAAGAAGCTCGGTGACAACCCCATTGTAAAGCTCACTGGCTTTCTGCGAGTCGTCACCAAGAATGTGTGTTTCCGTTGCAGCCCATGAATAATTTACACCCATGACTTCACTTCCAAACAATGTCTTTAGCGAATCATGGATTCCTGCGCCGTTACCAGTTCGATCAACGCATAACCAGTTCGGAGCAATCTTCATGTTCTTGCAGAACTTCATTATGTTATACGTCTGTTCTAGTGTGGCTGCTTTCGGGAACGTAATCTGAGAGTCCATCTGCAATACCGTTCTTGGAGTCTTGAATTCAATAAATTGTCCGCTCATTGGTGTCCATCCATCAGAAAGCCCAAATCGCCCGAAAGAACAAATAACTTGGTCGTTACCCTCTAACGCCAAATCGAACGCCGACAGCGGCACTACAGGCCCAATAAACCGCACGTTGCCCATTGCGTTATCCATCATGCTAGGGGTGATAATTGCCATGGAAATGCCTTCCTGTGGGAACCATCCGCGAGCCATTGTAAAATATTCCGCCGTCCTACCTTTGGACTCGTATGCTGTATAACCTTCGTTTGTCTGTAAACCAGCGAAGACAATCTTTCTCTCAATCACATTTTCGCATCTAGCAGCGTCTAGACGCAAAACGTGCCATTCATCCCGTGACTCCCATTCAAAATCATCTTCACAGTCAACACTCCCCCAGCCTCTGTCTGGCTCGCATCTTTTTCCAAATTCACTTGTCCTATCTTTCGGGTTGCTCGCCGCAAAAATTTTAATGCGTCCCTTTGCTCCCTCCGTATCGGCAGCAGACAAAATATTCTGTAGACCTTCCCATACACCAGCGGGAACTTCTTCAGCTTCGTCAAGTACAACATGAGTCCGTGACATCTTACCCCAGATTGGGTGTGGTTTACCTGATCGTGGACTTGGGTGGAATCCACGGAGCGTTCCAGTTCCGCTATCGCCTTTAGGTACAGCAACCAAGTGAATCCCATTTTTACTATCGTTATTGGCTTGAATTGACTTAATTAACGTCTCTGCGCCTTCAAATTCTGGCTTGACCAATGCAGTTGTATAGAACTTCTTAATGGCTGCAAACACGTTGCGTTGAGCGTGTTCCGCGGTCAGAGATACAACTTTAATGCAAGTATAGTGCGGATCTCGCATCCAATCCAACAAAAACCACGCAGCAGCACCAAACGTCTTACCCATTGCACCAGCACCTTGAATCAATACCTTGTCGTAATCAAACAAACATCTCCATGTGTCCTTACTTGATTGTGGTCTCCAGTCATACACATTCTGGCCCCAAAGAATAGTTGCCGCTGCCTCAAACTGGTTGTGATCTAACAAGTGCTGAACAAACTCCAGCACAACCCTCTTTGCAAATGGCAAGTCCAATAAGAACTTCTTTCCAGTCGCATGACTCATGTTCTCCAAGATATACTTCGCAGCAAGCGAAATGCCCACGTTCTCATCGTCGTTACTATCGACAATAGCACGAATATGCTCCGCACGTTTTAATGCGCGTAAAACTTGGACGTTATCTTCTTTCAAAGCAAGTCAGGAAGATTCCGTTCTCTGCGTCTCTCCCAAATCCAAGCGCGAACTTTCTGCAATGTGTCATAACACGCTGGCTTCATTTTGCCATCTTCATCTTCAACCTCTTTCAGTTCGCCACAATCATGCTTCAAATAACTTCTGATCTCGTTGTCGATGTCATCCAAAACTAGCAATGCGTCAACTCCTGCCAACGCATACTTCATATCATGTTCTTCTTCTGGTAGTTGATATTCAATTGTTGCTTTCATGTAATTTTTGATTTTACCTAATTAGTTCCGTCATGTTAATCAATTCTTGCTCTAATCTAGCCAATTCAGCCGTTGATGTTAGTTCCAATGCAGTAAGTCGTTCAGATAATAGCTTTGCATCTTCCTGTGCATCATCGCGTTCTAATTCTGCTCTAGCTGCCATCTCCACAGCACACACCCACTTGTTCTCCCAACCCACAATGGTATTCCTCGCCTTGTCTCGCTCGCGTTCAAGTTTTCGAGCGTGATTTAGTAGATCATGCCAGTTAGTATGTAATGCAGCTTTAACTTTCTCTGTCTCTGGTGTGTCACTCATAGCTTCACTAATTCAATTCCAAATTCCTCCGCCAATTCCAATGTCGATTCATCTGTCGGGTAAGTATCGTTATACAATACTCTCCCGATTCCATAACTGGAAATCACTTTCAAACAATCATTGCAGGGAAGCGTTGTAGTTGCGATTAAACGGCATTCTAGGGGTTTTACATACCGAAGTGCGTTCTGCTCCGCATGGACAACATATTTCCTTCTAGTGGCTCGATCTTCCCACTTCTCCTCCATGTGAGCAGGGAATCCATTAAACCCACACGCCGCTATGCTATTGTCATGCCGCAACAACGCCGCACCAACTTGCCTCCACGGATCTTTGCTTTTCTTCGCGCTAACCTCAGCAATGCTCATTGCATATTCATCCCAGTTCATATATCAAATAAATGATCCTCTAACCAGTAAACCGCTTGCCCTGAATCTCTAACCTCATCAGGAAAGATACACTCGTCTGAAATAATCCCGTTATTCTGTAAAGCGTTCATAACCCTAACTGGGTTAAGTCGTTTATACTCTATATAATGCTCCAATGTATTCATCGGCCTCCGAAAATTGTCTTGAAAATGTTCTCCGCGCATGGGTTCCCTTTTATCTCCTGTGGATATTCTTCGTCTCCATCATCTTCAAACTCTTGGTTGAATCCAGATTCAAATGCAATCTTCCACGTCTGGTCAAACATCTTACGCAATCCTCTAGCGGACAATGTAACATTTCCATTTGCATTGAATGATGGATTCTTCTTAGCATATTGATTCCACAAGTCTTCCTTTTTCATAATTCAATCCCACATCCACAAATTATATACAACATATAGTATAAGAGCGATTAATACGATATAATATCTATTATATCCCATATTTAATCTATTGGCAGGACTCACACTCTGGCTCGTCAATCCCACAAATCCTCTCAATCTTCACGTTTTCCAAATCATCGTCATCTTTCAGAATAAATGGCTCCTCGATCACATCCAACTTATCCGCCCTCTTAATCGCGTCAGCATTGCTATAGCACTTGTTCGGATAGCGTTTGCTCAACTTCTCCCGATTAGCCTCAATGCATTCGTTTAGCGTAATTCCTACGTCATTCAACAATCCTGTCAGGTAAAACAGAATATCTCCTGCCTCTTCCTTCACATTGTCAAAGTCCAGAGGCTTTTGATAGATTGCGTGTTTCTTTACTGCGTCCAGTAATTCCCCAGCTTCTCCACTAATGCCAACTGCCATGTGCATCATGGAGGCTTGTAATGGTGTTAATTGAACTAGGATGTCATGTCCCGATTTAACTATGGATTGAACGAATTGTTCGTATGGTGTATTGCTCATTGTGTGTATGTATTGAAATATGCCAATCCAAAACAACCTGCTTCAGATAGGTGAACCAACTTTCCTTCATTGCCTATCGCATCGTCAAGAAGTTTTTTTGTGATCTCCTGCGGGTGTCCTTCATGTGCTGGAATGTCTACCCATTCAAAGATTCGCAACGTCCTTGCGGCTCGTAGTGCGTTCTTTATGATCTTTGCAGGATCATCCGTATGCTGGAGGCAATTATATATCCAGCATTCATCGAATCCATCACGGGTCAAATCTTCACCCCTCATCACGGAATAATTGACTCCCTTTGCGTCATACCTTGCATACGTCCACGCTGGGTAAAATAACGGGTCAACCACAAGTGCCTTTCCGAGGTTCTTTGTCTTTAATAGCATCGAGGTTGGGCCTCCACCTATGTCAACGATGGATCGCCCATGAACGTCGAAAGAGTACCCCACCCTGTCCAATCCCATGTATAACCCATAAACATAGTGCTTCTGGTCTTCATCGAACGTATTGCAACAATCACCCCAATATTCCGTCTCAAATGTAAAATCACTCATTAGCCTTGTCTTTCATCACGTCCATGATTTCTTTTAGTAGTCTGATTTCTTCTTTTGCCTTGTTAAGCTCAATCTCTAGTCGCCTAGCAAATGAGGCCGATACAACCTCCTGCATAATGCCTTCGCTTGAATCGCTCCACACATTCCTGTCTGTTTGTGGCGTGTTACTCATTATAATTGTCTTTCATCTTTTCCATCATTGTTTTCAGTAGCTTGTTTTCTTTTTGCAAGTCGCTAACGGAATCCATTAAATCGTTTCTATGGCAAGTCACGAAACGCAATTTTTCTCTAGTGTCTTTCAACTCCTCGTTTAATTCAACCCATGCAATATTATCGCCTTTTATTGTTTCCTTCGCCTTCTCTACGTCTTGCGTAGCTTGAATAAATTTACATAGCAAAGATTCACCAGATGGGGAGTATTTCATAGCCTTCTCTAGTTTTTCGCATCGTTCCTTTATCTCTGCCAGTTCCTCTTTTAGCCTCTCTGAATCCAACATCAAACCAGTATAATCTTTGTATGCTTGGAATGTGGTCGCGTCTTGGTCTTGGTCTTTGTTAACTTGTTGAATCATTGCGTGGGATAGTGTCGTGTAGGTGGGTCAATCTTGTGACAAAAAGTAGCTAGTATTTGTCACGGGATTTCCTAGTCAATCGATGGGAAGTAACGTGTCATCGCGTCAATACCATTCCCATCTGCATACCATCCAGCTCCGTTGTAAACGTCGAGCACATCGGAGAAATATTTCTCATACATAGGCGCGACCCTATCCAAAGTAAAATTCAACCCAAAAGCTTGGCAATTCTCTGGGCGTATGCGGTCGACAGCGTGGATAGCATCAACAAAGTCACCCATCGTCCTGCACCTGTATCCTGTCACGCCGTGGAGGTTGTTCTCTGCAAAGCTCCCCCAGTCTGTCGTTATGGTCGGAGTTCCTGAGAGCAAGTTCTCAATCTGGACGCCACCGAACGGTTCAACATACTGCGAGGGCAGGAATGAGGCCTTTGCTTTACTCATTAGCTTTCTGCGGGTCTCCGTGTCGGCGTATCCCACATATTCAACGTGTGGCGGTAGTTTATATCCTTCTTCCTTCTGTCCTGCAATTACTAGCTTCACTCCCGCTCGTTCCGTGGCTTGGATTGCTATGTCAACGCCTTTGCCGGAGTAAACCCTCCCGAGATAGAGGAAATAGTCTTCTTTCTCAGCTTGGAAGGTAAAATCTGCAGGATCAAAGTAATTCGGGATTACTACGCTATAATTATCCTGCTGGCAATTTCCGACGGCTTGCATGCCGCAATATGCGTGATATATCGCGTAGCTTTCCCACACTTTCCAACGTGCCCAATGTCCACCAGCGTATCCTATTCCAGGCTCCACCGTGATTAAATCGGGGTGTGCATCACATATCGGACGTACTCCACTCCCCCAGAATGGCAGGATGAAATCGTTTTTCTGCTTTCGCCTTCCTACCTCACGGATCGCGTTTGCGTAAAATGTCTGATATGCGTGGTCGCTGGTATCAAATTTAAAGAAGGTTTTCCGCCAATCGTGCGACCCGTAGCTTTTGGCAAAGTCGTCATTCGTTAAAACGGAAACGTGTTCGGTGCATTCGAGGTCGGAATCTTCGTGCCCATAATGGATCACTTCGTGGCCTCGGCTTGTCATCATCTTTCCAAATTTGAGCACCTTGGCAGTATATGCACAGGCGTTAAAATCTTTACTTGTTACGGTGTGCGGGAGTCCTAATATGTGAAATCTCATAGTTTATTTATATACGTATTTTCTGCGGTTTAACTGCGGGCGGTATTATTTACCTAGTATCTGTCAATCTCAATCGGGTCAATCTCGGCAACATCTGCCACGGCAGTATTTGCCTGTGACCCTGCCCTGTCTTGTATCGCTATGCTATCGGGGGATTCGAGTTCGAGAATATCAACTGGCGCATCTCGGTGTGGGATCGTAAATGAAAGTCGGATATTATTGCTTTGATTGCTTTCGACTTCTATCTTGTCGCCGTACTTCTTCGGAGCAATCTTTGATGCGGCCCACTTCAGCGCATCCATTCGCAATCTGCCAATGCTTGCGTCATGCGCTCCGAATGCCTCATCTATTATCATCTCGGCGTAATGGTCGGCCTGTTGGCTCCGTGCGCGAGCGTATTGTTCAGCAAACTCTGGATATTTCTCCAACCAATCGTAAATGGTCGTGGCTGTTGGGAATCTATCCGTGGCGCATAACGAGCGTAACGTGTTGCCTGTTGCAAGTAATTTGCAGAAATCTGTGACCAGATCGTGGCTGTATGTCGAGGGTCTACCTCCCTTGTTCTTTGTTATCTCATCACTCATTGTGCGAAACATCTTGACACTAAAAAAAACGGGTGTTTAAAATTTGCTACGCAATGACCATTTGTTGCAACTATCTGCGCTGGTCTCTCTCTCGTCCTTCCCGCTTGTTCGTCGCTTTTCTCTCTCATATGTATTAATTCCGATTTCATCCAATCGTCATTGGATTTCATCTTGCGTCAAAACGTTTTTTCATTCGATGGCGTAAATTGATCAATATTGATGCGTTCTTTCAATGAATTGAAATCACTTGTCGCCCGCAGATCGAGTATTGATGCGGGTTTGCGGGTGTCAATCTTTTTCTTTTTTATTTTTTAATGCGTGAAAAATATTTGCGCTAGTGTTTATGCGGTTCTTCGGTCGCCGGTATCGTTTGCGCCTGTGTTTATGCGCCTGTGCGAGGATGAAAATAAATGAAAAAATATCTTGGTGATGAGATTATCTGTGGCATTCTAAATCCAACATCGGCCACGCCTTTGCCATAATTCAACCCAACAAAAAAATGACAATCAAATCACTCATAA